ATTTATTATTAAATGAATATATGTTATTTGGCATAGTATTATTAGTCAATTCAAACACTATAATACCATTAGGTAAAGTATCAACTGGCTCACCAACACAAGGTGCAGTTTTAGAACAGTATTCAACTATTCTACATTCTTCATTAGTATATGTAACATATTGTCCACCTTCAGAAATACAACAACTAGCAAATTCATTAAATGAAACCTTAGTACCACCAGAATTAACAAAGTATATATAAGGGTCACAAGTCACCGCACTTAAGGATGAACAATCTATTTGGAAATTATCCTGTGGTATCTCATCAACACATATTTGTAATGTTTGATTAATGTCACAATTTTCAGAAGAAACTTCTAAAAGTGCATTGTTTTGTGCCACCATATAGTTATTTTGTATTACATACCATTCTGGTGAATACGCCAAATAACTATTTTGTTGTATTTGTTGTTGGAAATTTAAATATGCTTCTTCAGCCGCCTCAAATTGTTGTTGGAATGTTGTCTTACCATCATTCTGTAGTGGCGTTTCAATAATACTATAATTAACGTTTACACAATCCTCTATGAATTGGTATGTATTAATTGCGGGATTAAATGTTAATTGTGTTGTAAAAAATTCACTCGTCCCTGAAGGTACGCTATTAAATAATCCATGATTATAATTTAAAAAGTAATTTTCACCTAAAGTTGTTGCCGTAACAGTAACTGTGGGTTCTGAATTAAAGTTAGGGATAAAACACCTACTAAAATATTGTAGATATTCACTACCACCATCATATGCACCAACGTGTGGGTTGTTACCCTCTAAATTAGTTACTACATTAGAACCGTAAGTCTCCCTATACCAACCTCCCGCTTTTTGGAAATACATTTCGGTATAATCATTCTCCACTAACTCACCCGTATTAGGATCAATAAAATTTGTAATTACTATATCACCATTTATTGGTGGTAGTGGGTACCCATTTTCATCGTATGGGATATTTTGGAAGTTTACTTCTCCTGTATATATGTATAATAATCTTTTTATTTCCTCTACATCTAAAGGTTTGTCTAATATTACAATGTATTCATTGAAATTAACTAAGGATTCAGGTGCACCAATAAATCTGAATAAGAACTCAACTGCCTTCCTACTACCCTTACTTTTCCACAACCAAGCAATGTTCAATATTAATCTTCTGTAAAGTTCAATATCAATCTCACTTTGAGTCATATTAGTTGATGTACCGCTAAACTCTCCACCACCGTTACTAGGTAAAAATAATTTACTAAATGTATTATCCGTAACAAAAGTTATAGGGTCTAAACCTAACATATAAGCCAAATCTTTGACTAATACATCTGGTACGTTGTTTTTCTTATCGTATGTAACAACGTGTGCGAATTTTATACCATTAATATATTTTTTAATGAAATCAAATTCTACTCCATATATTCTTAATAGTTTAGATGCTTTCTCACCATTTAATACATAATCATTACCATCCCCTCTAGGTATGGTATCAAAACTACTTATTGCTTCCGTAGTATATTTTCTTATAATGATATCCGTTCTAGAATTATCTAAATCCTCACCCAATTGATTCATCTTATCTAAAAAGGCAATATAATAACTATCAAAAAAGTTTAGGTTATAACCGTCTTCTAATAAAGGGAAATTAAATATCTTTTTAGATGTGAGTAATACACCATTATCTGTATATTTCGTACTATAGAATTGTGATGTATATTTTGGATAAATATTTCTATCTAATAAGTTTAATTGTAAGTCATTTAATCCCGTAAAGAATTTCTCAATCTCCGATTCGTTTGGTTTTATGAAATACGGTATTGACGAATCTATTGGTGTCGTTAAGAATGATATTTGTGGTAAAATTAAACCAGTTAATTCTGGAAAAGGATTTCCCTCAACAACTAATTCTACCTCAGAGTTAGTTTTTTGTGTTGCAGGTGCGATACTTTTTATTTTTTTCGAAATACCGTTATGTTCAATTGTATATGAACCATATTTTAACGTAAAATTTCTTAAAGGATTTTCTGTTTGTTCTGTAGGTGTAAATTGTGCATCTACAGTATATTTTATATTGTATGGGTTAACAAAGAAATTACTATTTACCTTAAATGTTGATTCGTCCGCAGATAAATTATACACATAATTAGTAATATTATTACCTGTAACACTACCAACTTTATTATCCACATAAATTGCTGCAGGATAATTATTTTGTATGTCTATTAGGGAAGCCCTAATCAATTCTTTTGCAGAACCATACCAAACATAACTTAATGGATTTGTAATATCTAAATTAAGTTTTGTTTTTAAATTTTTTTGTATCTCTAATTGAGGTGTGTCCGCATCTACAATATCGTCTAAGGTAAAAAATTTAGATTTTGTACCCTGAGTAAATAAAACATTTGGTTTGGGATCTAAATTTACTGATATTGAAAAATTACCATTAGTAAATAACGTAGTCCCTCCCTCACTAGTAAGTTGGAACCCTACTAAGTCAGGACTAAAATTCCTATACTCAATGTTGTCATTGAAAAATATTCTTTTAGCGTATCCCGCAATTTTTATTCTCTTATTGTTAGCCATTTACGTTTTAAAAATTAGTTATATCATCAAAATCTTTTGTTGGGTCGATAGTAAATTTCTGTTCCCTAACTTCATACAACGGTTTACCAGTAAACTGATCTTTAACTTCATATAAGTTATATTGTCTGTAAATCTGATTACCAAAATTGTATATAGTATAAATACCATCTTCCAAAGATTTTGTTTGGTTAGAGAATAGTGCATATGCCAATGTTTCTTCATCGAATTCCACCATTTCTATTTCCAACATAACTGGATTAAAAAACGTATTTGTTATAATTACATCCTGAAGAGGATTACCTATAAAAGGTATTGCGTTTGGTTTAACTGATGGTGCCGAAGAAGGGGATACAGTACAAAATACACTAGTCGAATTATCATTAAATGTGTATGCCTGTGACGCATTTGAATTACCTTGATTTTGTGAAATAGGTAATGCCCTATTATTAGACGTTACAATCCTAAATAAATTTTGGATTTTATCTTGTCCAGTACCAGTCTGTTCTTTTATATATTCTATTCTATAACCAACAAGATTACCATTCTCAAATCTATTTTGTAATTCAAGTGGTATTTGATTGATATCGAAAACGATTCCTTTCACATCTTGATTATCCACCAAAACTGCACAATCTTGTATCGTAGTTCTAATTTGTTTAGGTCTTATTACAATACTATAAAATCCTTTAGAACCAAATACTGATGTAGGTAATTTTAATGTATATAATCCACCAAAAATTTCATTTACATTGTTTGGGTTGTTTGCAGGAATCAATACCTCTGCAGGGTCTAACGATTGTAATTCTACTGTTGTTAATGATTCCCTATTGGGTGTGTAACTGTAAAATATCTCAACGTCATCAATTGATACATCTGCTGGTCTTATAGTTCCGTAATTTCCTGTAGCCATAACTTTATTTTTATATTCTTATAAATCCACCTCTATTTGTGTCGATGTCATTACTTGTTTTTATTTCTGATAATATTCCGTGTCTTTCAAATATATCTTCTATACCTCTATTTATAAATACTGCACTATCAACTTCTGGTTTAAAAACTACACCTAAATATTCTTCTTTTTTTAATGAAGCATTTAATGACGTATTATATTGATTCCACCCACCATTTTTAGAAACGAATTTAGTAGTATTATAACTTAAAGATTTACCATATTCATCAACAGTTTTGGTGAATTGGTTTTTAAATGTAGTAAACTCTACACCTGTACTCTGTACATTACTATTGTTTGATCCAATTTTATAAACTGTCTCAAAATTACTTTCATAAATTACACCATTAAAGTTATCTTTAGGGTTATTAGAAACATTTAAATTAGGTACATATATATCATTACCTTGTGAATCTTTTCTATAAGATTTAACTTGTTTTAATAATGAATCATCCGTATAACCACTAACCGTAACACTATTTGTATAATAAAAACTAACAGGTGCACCAGCCAAACGACCATAAGTAAACGAGTTAAAATTATTAGGTTTGATTGTTAATTGACTACTTTTAGGGACAAATGGTTCATCAGTAAAAATACCCATATCATCTATATCCTGTGTTAAAAATAAAGTCACATCTATAGTATTAACTATTTTCTGACCTAAAGGAGTTAATATAAAATTACCTTCAGAATCTATCTTATAATCAGGTATTTTACCATAATAATACTTAGGATTACTTTCATCTATGACAGTTTTACCTTCCGAATTTTTAATCAAAACACTTTTAGGTATATTTCTTACCGTATGGTATTCTAAATTTATCTTTTTTCTAATGTATTCCATAACTATTTATAAATATATTAAAGTATAGTTTGCCAAAATGTTAGTGTAGGTATACCGTTACTTGATGGATTTAAATTAACTCCTGGTGGTATTAATTGTTGTCTATAGTTTGGTGTGAATTTATATTTATAAATACCATTATCATTTTTTAATATCACCTTTAAATATGTGATACCATTTTCACCCTCTAAATTTGTTAAAGTAATATTGTTTGGGTTGAAATCTTTAGATGCTGCCATTTCATATATTTTACCATTTCCCGCATTATTGAATTGTGCAACTGCATACATTTCATATTCTTGATTTGGTGCATTATCTACTAAGTCCTTAAACCAATATATGTGGAACCCCTCATGAACCTCATTAGGTTGTAATACAGGATCACCAATTGTAAATGTAATAGGACAATTATCTAAAGGAAGTACAAACCCGAATTGATTTTCTTGATCTTTACCTACCTGTGTATATATGTCTGAAAAAGATAATAATTGATTTTTACCACTATATGGATTATCATAAAGTGATAATCTAATAAAACTATTAATAAATCTTTCAGTTCTACAGAATATATCGTCAAAAATAAACCCAATATCTTTGTAAAGTCCTGGTTCCGCACTAGTACCCCTATGTGAGGGATTACCTATTAGTATACTACTTGGAGTATAAAAATTTAAATTTATTTTAAATTTATCTATAATATTCCAATTATTATCACAAGGTTTAAAAATAACTTTTTTATAATCAACTATTGGATTAATAGACTTTTCAATTTCGTCTTTTACAAACTTATCCTCAATTAATTCTGCATTATCAACAGGGAAAAAATTAGTTCCCAATGATATGTCTATGGTACTACCAGTACCCAAACTTCCAATTAATATTTTTCTTCTATCAACAAACATCGTCTATTTCTTTTTGTTTTAAGAATGATAAGTCTAAACATCCACCAGCAACATCTCTTTTACCTAATTCATATTCACCAATATAACTAGCCAATGTTACTTCAATATTTAAATTTGCCAAACCATTGTAATTTAAAATGTCTAATGTGTTTGCAGAACCGACATCTAAAGTAAATATAACTTTAGTCCAATTATTACCGTTAAATTGATAGTACCCTACCCCAACACCATTTATGGTATCTGGGTTTGTATTAAAAACGATTAATCCCGATTGTGGGTTTGGTACTGTAGTAATGTCATTAATATTAACCAACGATGTTGCAGGTATGTCAATACTATAATTTAAGAAGGTAGGATCATTAAGTAATTTTATAAATTTATCCTGTTGTAAATTGTTAACATCTGACGCACCTAATACTATATCCTCTGAAATTAATGAAAATTCACAAGGTGGATCCTGTCTTTGGAAATAAAATCTTTTATCTAAATAAACATAATGTGCACCACTCTCAAAAGGATAATCAACTCCCGCACCTGAATTATCAAATTCACCAATTTCTAATATATCCCTCCATTTAAAAACATTAGGTGCGATTTCGGTTGCATAATCAGGTATCTGAAAAGACTTTCTCAATTCATCTATTTCGTTTGGGTTTGTGATATTATATTTGTCTATAACTAATTGTAAGTTAACTGCTGGATTAATATAATTAGAAAATTCTCTTATTTTTACCAAATTAAAAGGTGTATAGATATACCCTTCTTTTTTATTACCTTTATTAGTATCTATTGAGTTTAAAAATTCTCTATAAACTGTATTAACTCTATGATATAAATTTTCTAATCTTCTTTCCAATAATTCACTTTCATTATATTCTACAATGTCACCATCAAAAATATCATCACTTTCGTCTATATTTTCATAATATGTAGAACCAACGTAATTTGTATCTCCATATGATCTTATATTATAATTAACACTTGCGTCATTTTCTAAATCATAACCTGCAGAAATTTTAGTCCAAAATCTTACGTTATATGGTGGTGGTAATGGTTGTTGTTGTATTAACCAATACTGAGTATTAATTGATGATGGATTAGAGTCATTATCATTTTTTATTATTGATAGGTATAGTTCCGTTATTGGTCTACCTAAATTATCAACTAATGTACTAACGTCAATATCATTTTTAAAATTAAATGCAACTACCTCATCATTAAAATATGTTACACCATACGCTGCAGGATATAAATCATAATCTTTATAATCTGAACTTGTTAATGATTTAAATTGTCTCACATAATAACTAGATAATTTACCATTAACACTTCTTTTTATTGTAGATACACCCAAACTAAAATTAATGTCTAAAGGATTAACATCTATTATAAATGTCCTTAATTTATTATCATTAACTTGATTACCTAATTTAAATACTCTATATATCTGTGTATTTAAATTAAGTGTATTGTTTGGTGTATTGTCAACGAAATTATATAACTTAATCCTATCACCAACATTTAAACCGTGATTCATCGGTGTTCTGAAACCAACATATTGTCTCCCATTTAATTCTATAGTAAACTTATCAATGACTGGGATACCGTCTTTAAGTGATTTGTTTGAGTTGTTTTTAACTAAAGTTATATCTTTAGTACTAAATGGATAAACTATCTTTAATAAGTAATTTGAAGATCCGTCACTATCTAACATTTTTAACCTATCATATCCAGGATCGAATGGAAAAAATTCACATAACGCACTTTTATTATCATTAAATTGTATTTCATTCGTATTTGGTTCATCGTTATATGAACCTACCCACCCATCTTTTTCAAAAATAGAACTACTCATTATTGTTTTAGCAGCAACTTGTGGTACTGGACTTACATTCGGTAGTGGTTTAGGTTGTTTTAAGTATATTTTTATATTTTCATTAAATAATACATTTGTAACAACTGGTTTGACTACACCATAAAAACGATAAATTGTACTATCTTTTCTCTCTTTCTCAAACTGTTCAAATTGACTAACAGTCGTATCGATATCGTTTAATGGTATAGGTTTATTAGTATTGTTTAAACCGAATTGAATTTGTGTGTTTACGTTAACATTATTAGGTAACTTAACACTATTCAATAATATTTTATTATTAATATCCATTAGTTAGACGAATTATTAGATACCCCCTGTGTCGTTAATACAACATTTGGGTTATTTGGTGGTGTAATTGGTGTCCCAACTTGAGTTGTTTGTATTAATGTCTCACCCAAACACGTTTTATAAACAGTAAATGGATTATCTCCAACATTATTTATATTAGGTGAATTATTAATATTTTCATTAACAGTATCATTTGATGCATTAAGACCCTCTAATGTAACTTCATCTATTAAATCACCGAAGAATTGAGATACAGTTCTATGTAATGCAGTTTTACCTGGTACTAAACCAAAATAAAGGAAATACGGTGTTTGGGTTCTGTTAAATTTAATACCATTTACTAAATTACTTCCATTATTTGGGTCATCTTCCAAAGTCACCACACCAGTTGTTGGATCTGTTACTAATTGGTTAATTTCGTCAACCCCATCTAATTGTGACGTTTGATTAAAATTAATTGTTTGGTTACCATTAGGATAATTAATGAAGGATGATGTTTGTCCTGGTGCCAATCCATAGAAGTAATCACCACTACCATTAGTTTTTTTATAACCGCAGGCATCACCAGGAATAAATGTATCTCCGTCATTATATTCTGAAAGAATTTGTTCACCATCTAAATTATAATATAAATTATACCCCTCACTCAATGCAATTTCAGGATATGTATTATATAAGTTATCAAACTCCAATGAACCTGGTCTTTGGTGGTGGAACGTTAAATTAGATGATTTATAACCATTAAATCTTTTACAAAAATAACTTCTTACATCTTCATCATGATCAAACCTTAAGAAACAGTTACCTATCTCTATACCTATATCGTTTTTATCTATGATATCCACACCTATTTGTGAATGATTTACACTCGCTGACGTATTCAAACAAACTGTTTTAAAACAAGAGAACTCCGCATAAGCCCTAAGATTTAACGATATATTTTTCTTATCGTCAAACTTAAGAATATTTCTAGTAACATTATTACCCGATATTTGTGGTGTACCTAATTTATATTTAACATCCTCATAACTAACATTAAATGTAGTCGGTGGTATGACATCCATAATAAATGGTACATCGTCAATATCACAATATGTACTACTACCTAATTCCATAATAGTTGTAGGTAACATTAGGTTTGCTTTATATTCACTATTATTATATTTTACATCACCTTTAGGTATGTAAGGTGTATAATATATATTACCATCAGCCCAACTAATTAACCCGTGTTTAATTAATTTACTATAGTTATTATATTCCGTTTCGTTATATATACAAGGTGCCACACCATTGGTGTTACAGTCTGGTGCACATGTGTAAGATGGACATCCCGAAGATGGTACTGTTGGACTTCCAGGTTCTTCTTCATCTGGTTGCTCTATCGGACCAAAACCATCTTCCGCCTCTTCTGCAGTTGGTACATAATTACTTGACTCTACACAATCTAATGATGTTTTAAAGTATTCTTTTCTCTCCATCATTCTTGTATCGTCACATATATTCCTATGGTGTCCATGTCCACCTATGTTTGTCCAAGTTGAGTTGCCTGCAGCATCTTCTGTTTCTACATACTCAGGTTTACCGTGTTCACTTTGTATTGTTCTATTTTTAATTTCATACTGAACCCCAAATGTATTAAATGTATTTTGGAATGATGAAAAACTATTAAATTTAATTTTACACGCTTCAAAATTACTATTTTTACCATTAAATTCTAATTCTTTTACTGCAACATTAAGGTTTGGCGTCTGTAAATCATTATCTTCTGTACCATACCAATCAGTAACCCTTCTCCATCTTACCTTAGCAGTACAATCGTTAACAACTATTAAAGGTGTAGAACCTAAAGTTGTGGGTATTTTTATTCTCCATTGTTCAAATGTAGGATTACCTTGAAAGTTTGTAGTAAATGATCCTAAAACTGGTCCTCTTTCTTTACAATCAAAATCGCAAAATTTATCTTTTTTAATCTGACCAAATTTTCTTTTTCTCTTTTTTAGTTTATATTTTCTCTTAACCAAAGGGAAATATAGTGTACCACCAACCCAATCATTATAAAAGTCAAATTTTAACATTCTAAGAAAAACAGCAACAGGTTCCATTACACATGAAACCCAATCCTTTATTCCTGGTGTCTGTATACCACCACAATTACTACAACTAAATGGTTGTACATATTGTGAATTACATCCCGAATCATCACCAAAAGGAGTTTTTATTAATGTTAATTTATATTCTTTCCCTTCATCCGCACACTTTAATGATATTAATGGTACTTTAACACAACATTTAGAACAACAACCAAAATTATTACCACAACTTGACTCATTAGTTGGGCAACCATATGTTGGATCACTACAACAACTGTGTTGGGTTCCACCACATATGTCTTTACATTTCTTACATAATAAACCACTGAATATACACTTATATTTTAAAGATATACAATTGCCTAAAATTTTAATACCACCATCTGGACAAGCCTGTGATAAATTACATTCGTCACAGTCCAATCCTTGATACCAATAAGTTCCTTGCCCAACCCTCATTCTTCTACATCCAGCACCTGGAGAAGTTGCACAAGATCCATAATTATACCACCAATCCTCTACACCTGTTCCTGTTGCACTATTTTGGACTGGTCCTGGTCCTGGGTTACCGATATTATTAGTATTTGTAATAACACTTGGTACACCATTACCATTCTGAGGCATATCAGAAAAATTAATTGTCGCACAACTACCAGATTCTTCATCGTTAGGTGGATTCACTCTACCATTAACATCGATACAACTTGACCATGGGTTATCACCACTACCAATAGGGGTTCCATTATTACCTGCTCTGATTGACCCACAACCAGCAAATGATGCTGGATACCCATCATTTCCCGTTTCTTTCCAACATCCAGCTCCATCATCATATGATTGTGATTGAACGTAGAATCTCGCCCTACTACCTTTGTTAGATACTAAACAAATACCTACAGGTAACTTAATATTACATATTGCAGTTACTAAACCATTGATAATATTTATGATACCATTTATAAATCCTACTACGTGTCCAAATATTGATAATATGAGACATATTATACTATAAAGTGGATTAAAATTAGTATCTAACCTATTTGTGGGGAATTTGTTAACACCCTCACCATTTAAAATATCTTTAATACCTATAAACCCTCTAGCCTCATCACCAAATTTACCACCTATTTTTTGTAATCTTCCAATATATTGTTTAACAGTATATACTTTTTTCCATCTAAATGGATAAAATTCCTCTAAGTAGTTGTATTGATTGGTTAAATCGTTTGCATATGGAGTATTATCAGTTATTGTTGATAATTGTTGGTTTATTTTAAAATCACTACTATTTTTTAATTCATTAGTACCATATTCCCTAAAATTAAAATTGTTGTTAGTATTAGGTACTAAATATTTTGCCCTCTCTCTTAATCTTTTATCGTTAGATGTTGCATCCATAGATATTCTAAACCTATAATCACCTTCAGTCGCAACACCCTTTATACCATCAGGTGAGGGAATTAAGTTTCCAAACTCATCTGTCACTACCTTTCTAATATTCATAGGTACTAATACTGACCAATTACCATTATCGTCAATAGAATTATCCTTAAAGGTAAAATTTTCTATATTCCCATCTACTGTTCTTCTGATTGACTCTATTTTACCAGAACCAGTTATTACCTCATTTAATTTACCCATCTCGCGGGCTGGTTTACAGTTCTTATTTAATGAATCTTTTTCATCATCAGTAAAAATACTACCCGTAAAAATTGCGGTAGGTACTAATTCTAAACTATCTATAGAAATATCTAATCTGTTTATACCTAAACCACTACCAACATTTAAACTATCACACCAATAAGGTTCAACTCTAATTGGTATATTTTCAGAAAATATTTGCGGTAAACTATCTAAGTTATTTGAAGATTTGAATTTAAATCTATCTTTAAATAAGTTATCACTATAACCCTGATCAATTAATTCAAAAGGTCGTACAGATAAAAATCCAATATCACTAACATCCATATCATAATGGAGGAAGTGATCCCCTACAGGTACTCCAAATAATATATAATCACCCGCAGAATTAGTAGTTGTCGTATACTTATAATATTTTTCGTAAATTTCTAGTGTAGTACTATCATCTAATATCTGTCTTTTCTTAGGAAAAGTACCTACAGGTGTATGATCTAGTTTTTGTTGGTAACTAGGTAAAACGTTATACCTTATCCCATTCCTATTTTTTTGATCAGGAAATGGTTCACTATATGGATATATTGCAGACTTTACTGGATCATTTAAATCCGCTTCATCTACAGGTACAAAAACTGAAACTCTTACGTTTGGTACACCGAATCCATTATTTATAATTACTCTTCCTGCAATTACACCATATTCCGCACAGTAACTTTGATATTCGTCTTTTTGTGAAATTTTTAAACTTAATATTTCTAAATGATCATAGTTTTGAGTTAAGTCAACATTAACTTTTAAATATCCATTATCTTCGCCTGGTGTTGTCCTAATTCTATATGATTTAGACATATATTAATCATTGTTTTTTTTATTGTTATCGAAAATTTCAATATCATCAATATTTTTTCCTACATAACTAGTAGTATCCTTAAATTGATTCTCTCTTTTTCTAATCTCTCTTTTATATTTAAATTCCGCATATTTCGTAAATATACCCATAAATAAATTCTTAAACTTTTTAGTAACATTAGGTAATGATTTAGGAAAAAAGAACGAAATAAAAATCTGCCCAACTAAGACTAAAATAATAAGAGGTATTGCTATAATAATAACAAAAAATGCAATCACTCTAAATAAAAATGTACTACCCGCTAAATCTGAAGGTATTAAATTTAAAGTTTGATTTTCATTATTATCATTTTGTGTTTCTGTTTGATTACATGTATTACATCCCATAACTTATATTTTTTTAATAAAACTAACTCAATTTTCTAGAAAGTAAGTATTATGATGTAGAAATTGTCACTTTTATGTCTTTATTAGGGTATTTAATTTCAAACATACCATTAGGTTGTCCGAATAAAGTATATTTACCTAATAAGTCTACCTGTCTAGTAGTCTCATCAATATAAGGTTGGGCAATTTCATTTAACGAATATTTACCGTTTTCATTAACTTTATTAAATACTCTTAAATCTGTGACATTTAATACACCACCAACATTATTTATATTTTCAATAAGTTGTGAAACATATATATTGTCACCCATATCCCATTTATTTATATCAAAATAATCTGTGATACTACTAATGACACCTGAAATGATATCACCTTTAGGTATTGATTTTTCTGCAAAAATATCTACCTCAAAACCTAAATTAATGACTCTACCATTTTTAACTGTTACATAGTCATTAATCATTCTATAATCCGCCAAATACTCTGCGATATTCTGTTTTAATGTGGACGTAGCCTCAGTAGTTAATTTAGAGTTTGAGTCTAATGCCAAAATTGATACGTTAATTTTATTTCTCTCCTCCCATACACCAGTTCTAAATGGTACACCAAATTTACCTGGCATTAATGGTATTCTCGATTGATAATCTTTGATAGTGACACATCTGTCTTGTGCGGAAAAATTATATCTAACTAAGTTTCTTACTTCATCAATAGATGGTTCTTCTTTCCCACCCAATGCAGGTATCGGATTGTTAACCGATATACTATTTCTTATAATTCTATTTATATCTGATGAGTCACCATTAATTACTACATTTATGGTACCCAAAGTATTAATGATATTTACACCAATGTTACTATCTTCTCCACCACCTATTCTATATCTAACATAGATAGTGTTATCCGTAGGTGGTATTTGACCCAAAGATAAGTTATTAACTGTTTTACCAATTCTTTCTATTTGTCCTCTACATCCAACGAAATCGTTTAATTCTGACACATCGGCATCACCTGCACCAAATATAATTTTACAGAAACCATTATCTGTATATTCTTTAATAAATCTACGAGGTGCGTTTAACCATTTACCTACTGCGATACCCTCTCTATCTGATATCGTATTGTCATCAACAACATAAACTTCCGCCTGTGCCAATGCAGGTACCTCATACCAACTTATATCGAAATCGCTGAACTCTTCCTCTGTTGGTTGGTTAACTAAATTGGTACCTTCTTTTGTTATAATATTTTCTATTGATAGTACGTTGTCTTCAGGTAAAATAATTTCAAAAAATGGTCGGTAATCACTTCTACTTAATGTTCTTTTATAAGTTTTTGTGATACCGTTTAACATTATTTCTCTTTTAGTAAGAGTGTAATTTTGAATTATCCCACTTCCATCTATGTTTGGCACTACTAATCTATTTGGTATTCCTCCAGTTGTAAAAGGGGATGAAAAATCACAATCTTCCATCATTTCGAATACTTTACCCGCACCTGTGGCTTGTGAACCTTTTAAAATTTTAGGTGCATAACTAATATCAAATGTATCACCTTTAACTGGAATGTTAGTTACTGTCCAGTCAACTATTGTTATACTCGGTCTTTTTCCTGGTATATTTAATCCAAAAGTTCTAGCCAACTCTAAAAGTGATGATCTTTCCTGTGCGTAACTGATTTGTGTCTCATTAAACATTCTATCAGTATGGAATGATAACATATCACCAACCGCAGCGTTTAATTCCAATAACATCATACCTACAGATGCATCATTAAAATCTGAGAATATTTCTGGATAATATTTTTGTATGAACTCTATTAACTGTTGTCTAACATCTGAGAAGTTCCTAGCATTGTAATCTATTTTTTTAGCCATATTTAAAATGTTAATGTAATTGTATCTGTACTTGTGAAAGTCCCTTCAGTAACTGTATAGGTTAATTCCACAATAATTAATTCTTCGATGGTATCATTTCTAAACGATATATCGTTAATCAATAAATTAGGTATAAACCTAATTATTGTTTGATTCAAATTATCCTTAATTTGTTCCTGTGTTATTTCATCATTGGGTTCAAAGATGAATTTTTTAAGGTCACTACCGAATTCTGGTAGATATAACCTTTCACCCTTATTAGTTAACAATAAATGCAATAAGTCCGCCCTAATAGCGTCCTTATCAGTTTTATTCATTTTAAAATAGAAACCATTGTCACTATCTCTAAAAGGGAAATCAATATTTATATATCTAGTCTTAGCCATTCTCTATATAAATATTGTACTATAAATTTTTTGAAAAGAAATGGTAAAATATTAAAAATTTTATTTACACTCAACTTTCATATTAAATACTGTTCTATCCAATGGTGAGAATACTAATATGTTAATTGGCATTTCTTTTTGTTCTTTTGTAATAGTAAATGATGAATTTTTTTTCATAATATTATCATATCCCGCACGAACAGATTTATATTTTTCAACATAGACAGGTATATTTTCTAATTTTGTACTATCAATATCTATATTTTTAATTTCATCAGTAACTTTTTTGGCTTGTGTGTCACCACCTTTAAAAATAGAATCAACTTTAAGTTTTCCACCTACAGAACCAATTGCAGCGTTAATACTTTCGATTAATCCTTCTTTTTCTTTGTAATACATTAGTTCACCCACAAAATTTCTAGACATATTATTTATTGAACTTATGTCCTCATCATTTTTTACTTTAATATTATGTAGTTGACTCTTCGACTGTATATACAACATTTTCTTTTTTTCTTCTAAACTTAAGGCAACGTTTTTATATTCCCCATTCCAAACATCACCCATAAATCCACTAAAGAATTCTTGATCACCGTATTTAACATAAAATGCATCAGGTACCACTAATGAATCAAATGAAACTGTTAAAGTATCACCCTCTCCAACAGGAAAAGTACTATTAACTGCCGCTGCTACGAAATTATTAGTTTTAACACCTCTTCCACCTTTAGTTTCCGCGTTATAATTACATTTTAATGGTGGGGGTGGAGTTGCCTTACAGTTACATCCAGGAACAATTCTTATTGGTTTATCTTTAGGACAAACACATTCACCTTTATCATTTTTCACTAAATCACCTGTACACTCACATTCTTTTTTATCTACATTATATACTGTACATTCAGGGCAATTTGGACAACTACAATCATCTAATACAGGTATTTTACCTGCCGCATCACAATAACACTTATCGTTTATTGTAAATGTACCCTCTTTACATTTACAATTACCGTCTTTGTCTTTTTCCATACATTTAGGACAAGGACAACCACAATTTTCATCAGGTGCCTTCTTACCTTCTTTATCACAATAACATTTACCGTCAGAACCTTTAATTAAACCTTCTTTACACTCACATTCACCATCTTCAACCAATCTTTCCATACAATTAGGACATGGTTCTTTATCTTTTTTTCTACATTCACATCCTTCTTTAACATAATTAGGAGGACATTCACATTGTTTTGTTTCTTCGTTATATGTCATACCTTCAGGACACGTACATTTACCACTTTCGTCCTTTGTCATACAAGGATCTGGACATGGTTCTTTTAGTGTATAACATACTTTTGCAGTAACCGCAACTATTTGTCCAGGATTAAGTTTACGTGACGCAATGTCTGTTTTCCAATTCTCATCAACATTGTCTTTAGTATATAAACTACCACCATCTTCGTATACAGGTACTGTTGTTGGATCAATTTTAATTCCATATTTTTTACCTTCCTTATTTAAAGCATCGACAATACCATTATATAAATTAACCGCCCTATTCTTTGCCAATTTTTGGTTGGTGCCTTGATTACCAGGATATTTTGCCAATTTTTTACCAGTGAATGGTTTGAATTCAAATTCTGTACATACACCACCATAATCACGATCAGGTAAGACTGACCAATTTTTACAGTAATCATTAGCAAATTGTGGTTCTACCGCACCACCATAATAATTACTAGCAAATCCTTGAAGAGTGATTTCTCTGATATACATAGTACCACTATCTAAACCTTTTTTATATTCTGGATTAGAATTAATAACATTTCTTACTTCAGTTAAAAAATTATCTACTGCTGCAGATCCTTTCGGTACATTTACCACAAATCTACCAGTGGCTTTTATTTTAAAACATTCATTTTTATCTGGTAATATCGGTTCTCCCTTTTTACCTTCCACTTCACCAGTACCTTTAGAGTCTTCTTTGGTTTTTGATTCTTCTCCTTTGTTTTCGGAAGGTTTTTCCGCAGTATTTTTTGTGGGTTCGTCACCTTCTGGATCAGCACTCGTACTTACTTCAGTAATAGGTGTACCTTTCTCGTACACCATTAAATTTTTTATCCTATCTAATTCTTCAAATAAATTTCTCATACTATTAACCAATTTTTTTGGCAGTTAAAAAAATATATACTATATTTGTTATATAAATACTTAACAACTATGAAAAAAATACTTTTCACCCTTTTATTTTTAAATAGTATTTTATGTTTTTCTCAGAAAAATTTTACTATGGCTGAGTTTAATTTAATCACAGATAATGGTCAAAAATGGAATAATAATATTAAGATTTTCATTTATGGAGACTGTAGTTTTAGTGATTCAGTAACAATTGTAAAGACAATCACTGAGTTCAATTCTATTTTAGAGACAGTTCAAATAGAGTTGGTTGATGATATATCATTATCAAATACTGTAATGTATTTTACAACTGATAATGATTTTATTAAACTTTTCCCTTGGAGTGAGAAGGATGTTAAAAATTCTACAGGTATAACTTATACTAATGTTGCTGGTAAAAAAATTACTAAGGTTAGATTACATATTGATATTACTGAATGTAGAAAATACTCATGTATGCCCATAACTATTAGGCACGAAATGTTCCATATTTTAGGTTTTGGTCATATAGAAAATGAAAAAAATACTATACTTAAAAGTCGTAGTGAAGAGTTTAGTGAAAGGGATAAGGAAATGATTTCTTTATTATATAAAAAATAAAAGTCGGATTTCTCCGACTTTTTTTAGTTCAAGTTTTTTGTACCTTTTAAATGTTTAGGTTCATAGGGGCAGTGTTTACAACCACTACCACAACAACTTCCTCTTCGTTTATGGTATTCTTCAGTCATGACTATCCTTCCTTGATTATCATAATAGAATTCATCTGGTTGTAATTTAGGTCCGAACTCTCTAACATATAATTGTTGTACCCAATCTTTAGATGCGCCTACATTCATAATTACACTATTTCACATGCTCCCCCAGCACAAGCAACTTCGCCAGAAAGGTTAGTATTATCCTGTAGTTCAATAACTTTAGTTAAATCTAAGTTACTTAAAGACTTCATCATTTTTTCATAAGTTTGTTCATCACAATCCTCAAAAGGTGCTTGTTGGTACGTCCCCCCATTATATGGTAATACTGATAATCCATTATAGAATTTTCTGTTTTCCCACATCCATTCACCAGCGTATTCCCACTCATCTTCTTTCAAAGAAATTGTTGCGGATACATTATGACTATTTTGTCCACTTCTATGTCCTGGTTTAATCCACTCTTGAGATACTTTTTTTACTCTTTCTAATAAATCAAAAGAGGATTCGTATCTTAAAATAGATCCTTCAGGTGATTTTTGTGGTATAGAAATAACTGCAGTATCGTGAGGTCTGAATATTTCATCCTCTATTAATTCAGGATGATTAACAGACAAATAAGTATAAATAGCCTCATTTTTTCCAACTCTAATTCTTCTAACATAATAGTCATTATGCCAAGCGTGAATGCCTGATGAAGTACCTAAAACTAAAGATGATGTACCTGAAGGTTTTACTGTTGTAGTTCTAGCCGCATTATTAATACCAATTAATTTTGCAACTCTTTCGTTTTCTTCTTTTACTGCCTTTGCCGCTAATTTCATATCATAGCCTAAAACTACTCCAGAACCAATACCTGTCATACCGACACCAATCAATGCGTCTTTCTCTGTAGTTCTTTTCCAAACATCTCTTAGGTAATGGAAGTCAGTATAACCAGCCTGTAGTGTACCAATAAATGCGGCACCCTTAACTCTGATTTCAAAATCTTCTTGAGATTCAATATCTGAAGCATTTACCTCACATAAATTACAGAATTGGTATGGTCTCAAACCAATCTCACAACAAGGGTTAGTACCCCAATCTTTATCGTTAGATAAGTAAATTCCTGGTTCACCTGCTCCTGATAATTCAATTCTCTTCCACAAGTCTAAGAAAAATTCTTTTGTAATTTTGTGTCTAAGTAATACTGCTGAGTTATTCGCCCTTCCTCTTTGTGGATTCAATTCCCACCAGTTACCTGATTTACACGAAATCATCTCATTATCATCCGCACTAAATAAACTAATTAATGCTGCTCTTCTAATACCACCAGCCAATACCGCATCTGCAATATGACAAACTATATCGTGAACCTCAATAGATGATAATTTTTCACCATCAGATTTAGCATCTAATACTTTTTTAATATTGTGAATACAATCTTTTAACGGTTGTGGTCCAGGTGCCTTTCCACCTGATGTTACTAATAATGCCCCTTTTTGTCTAATATCTGAAAAATCAAATACTGGCGTCGATGACTTTATACCAAAATAAGATTCCACTAACATCTTAATTGCATCTGCCCATCCTTCAATAGAGTCACTAATTAAGTATCTTCTATTTCTATTAGGGTTTGGTTTTTTAATGTCAGGTAATGCCTCAACATGATGTTTTTGTACTGAGAACCCTACACCTGTACCACCTAAAAGTAAAAACATAGTTTCTGAAAATGCGTCCACATGATCAATAGGTAAATATGCGCAATTATATACTCTGTTAGGTGATATTTCTATAGGTTTACCACCGAACTGTAAACTTCTCATTGATGGTAATATTTTTTTGTCATACACCAATTGATAAACCCCTTCAATTTCATCTTTAATATGAGGGTATTTTTTTTGATGCATTTCTTTATTTCTTGTAACTAACTCTTCCCAAGTCTCTCTTCTATTTTCAGTAGGTAGATATTTTGCATATTTCATATATACCGTAATGTCTGATAGAATTTTGTTTGATAACTCCATTTTTTATTTTATTTTTTTTATTATTTATTAGGGTGTTTGTTTCCATAATGGTTTATTAGATAAACCATTCATTTTATTAATTTATAAATCAGTTATTAGTCATTGGTATATTCCTTTTATTTTGAATTGTACTCGCTATAAAATCGGAATCTTTCCTTTTCTGTCCCTTTTCATGTTGTAAAAGTGTGACATCTGTACTTTCACTAGTATCTATATTTAAAGTACCATTATCAAAAACTATGTCTGTAAAAACAACACCATCTCTACCAAATCTAGATTTAAGAACTGCTAATGTAGCCCTACCTTCTTCTTTCTGATCCAACGTCTTCGCTACGGATAAAATAAAATGCCCTATTTGTCCTTTCTTAATTGATCCACCCATCATATTTGCCTCAACTAAGTCTGCACCAATCGCACTACGATTACCTTGTACTGCAGTCCACCCAGCAATGTCTAATTCAGACAACATTGTTTCAAATTGTCTCATAACATTACCTTCACCACTAAACTCATCTTTAAATTGTTTAGTAGGTTGTACACAATCAATGTAATCTAAAAATACGATATCAGGTTTAATACCAGAAGAAATTAATTTTCTAAGATATTGTTTAATATGAGGTACAGTTGTACCATCACTAGACATTTTCTTTAAAATTAAATTACCTTCTTGATTTTGGAATCTAGGGATGATTTCTTGAACTTCCTCTCTTCTATCACCTAATTCATTTAAATCAATACCAGTGAAACAAGTTAAGTGTTTTCTTTGAATAACTTTAACATTATCCTCAAAAAATATTTGAACTACGTTCTTTCCATCCAAATATGCGGTGTTAGCCATTCTCGTCATAATGGTTGTTTTACCAACACCAAATGCTGCCAATATTACACCTAATTCTCCCTTAGATAATCCACCACCCATAAGATTATCAATTCCTACTAAACCTGTCGGTATAGGGTTTCTAAAATCATCCGATAGCACATCTTCAATAGCGTGAAACATATCAACACCTTCGTCTTTCTCAGTACCAACCGTTATAGCCCGTTTTACTAATTCTTCACACTCTTCATATCTATCAAAATCTCCATTATCTAAAATCTTTTGGATTTTTTGTGTAGCCTTCTTAAGTTCTTGTTGTTTGCAGAACTTAATGGCAACGTCTTGGGTGTGTAAACAGTCTTTATTGTCAGATTCTTTTACTTCTTTAATTAATTCAACTGCCGATTCTCTCGCTATTTCTCTACGGACTTGTGTTTTAATTAGATTAAAGATAGTTTCATAAGAAGGTATTGTTTCATACTTTTCATAGTAATCTTTCAAACTAGCCACAATTAGTCTCATATACTCATTATCAAAATAGTTTGGATCAACTATTGAGATGATGCTTTCTGAAAATTTATGATCTTCAACTAATTGTTTAACTAACTTTATTTGAAAACTATAGCCTAAATAGCCTAAGTTAATACTCTCATTTTTCGCCATTCTTATATCTGATTTTAGTTATTAATAAATATGCCATCTAAGTTATAACCGCAGTAATTTTTTGTATAATTTTTCATACTTAACCCATGTTGCAAATAATCGATGATTCTTGGAATAATTTTTCTTATGTCTACGTCATATCTCACGTTTGGTGGGTAATCGTTACCACTAAAAATTCTTTCACATATAACTCTGTCTTTCACTTTTAATTGTAAAGTAAAGAAGTCTTCGTTTTCATATATGTCAACCTTTTCAGTTTCCTCTGCCGTAGTATAGAAGTTATAATACTTTTCCATATAATCATATGTATTATTTTTAAAATGTTCTTTTATAACATCTACTACACTATCTATAGTTTCTTTTATTTCGTAAGATAATAGAGAGTCTCTATTGAAATTTTTAACATTAAAATTTCTACCTACGATTGGGTTTCCGTTAATCATAAATAAAAATTCATACGGATAACTTTGATAACTTTTTTTCATTTCTTTATTCATAATTTTGACTGTAATAACTTTTTTCTTTCTTTATTATCGATAGGAATGGTTGTAAAAAATTTATATACCCATCTCTACCTCCAGGTATTGCCATCATTAACCCATCTTCTAACATCATTTTTATTACATTTTTTACTTCCCTTCCTTCAGGATCTATTGGGGTGTTAAAAACGTTATCTAATTCTGTTTTAGTTGTTTCTGTTAATAAGGGATTACCTAGATTTATAATTCTTTCATTTATTTCAAAAATCTTATCTTTTTGAGAACCTTTGGTAACTCTATTTAGTATGTTATCAAGTGATTTCAATCTATTTTTTCTTTCATTTTGTATACTTACAATTTTACTAAAAATATATTCTAAAGTCAAAGTTTTTTCCTTAATTTCTGGAAAAAAATTAACTAAAGTTTTTTCACTGATACCTTGTATACCTTTGATATTGTCACTAGTATCACCAGTAATGATTTTTATTAATTTAAGATTTGTTGGGTGGTGATTAAAATATGTTAAATAATTGTCCTGTGTGACAATCCTTTTTAGATTAATTACATATACACCAACCCTTTCACCTATTAGTTGACATAAATCTCTATCATTACTCATTATAACCACTTTCTCATCTTCAGACATATTTTGAACATAGTGTCCGATACAATCATCGGCTTCTGTAATTTCATCTCTATATTGTCGTATGAATAGTTCTTCACAATAAGCAATAACCCTTTCTTTTTGTAGATATAATTCTAAATCAGAAGGTGGTTGTTCATTATAGAAATCTTTATCTCTATTAGATTTATATTCTTTGTAGATATCATATCTCAATCTACCACTGAATTGTCCATCCCAAAAAACATACACTCTATCAAATTTATACTCGTTTAACATTTTTCTAACCATAGTTAGGAATTGAAAAATCCCACCTATATGGGTATCTTTATAATAAAGATCCTTAGCCCCATGATAGGCGGTTTTAATCAACGAGTCACCATCAACAACAAGTGTTTTTTTAAATTTTTTCTTTTTTTCTGGGAATTTCACACATTCTTTATTGAAGGTTCAACAATCAATCGTCAGAATAATCTACAGGAGATTCAATTACGTTGTCTTCAACTACATCAAAAGATGTGTCATCAAATACACCATCAAATACTTCTGCCCAATAATCTTTATTCTCAGATTTGTATTTATCAATGTCTTTTTTATCATCTTCAATGAAACCGTGTGTGGTTGCAAGTATTTTGTTATCTGCGTAACCTAAACCATTCATATGGTTCTTATGGATACCCACTTTAGTTCTAATTGCGAAATTAACTTTTCTACCCTTATTAGTTGCAGAAAGTTTAGATACACCAGAACTCTTTTGATTTCCAAACAAAAATACTAATGCGCAAGATAGGTAAATAGAATTACCACCTTTAGGTGCAATTGTTGGTTGTCCAAATGGATTATCAGGTAAAGCAACCCATGGTTGGTTTACGAAAACCATAGTATTGGTGTATGGATAACTTTCTTTTCTTGAAGATGTTATCCTTTGTGCCAATCCCATACCCCATTTTTCAGATATAACTCTCGCAGTATGTTGGTTACCACCTTTACCGTCAAAACTCATTTGACAAGGTATCGTACCAATAGAATCCCACAAAAACACAATGTCGTGTGGAATTTCACCATTTTTTTGTGCGTCCAATACTTCGGTTACATAATCAAACGCTTGTTCGATATAATCGAATCCTAACTTATAAAGTAAGAATCCGTCCCAGTATGCAGAAACTTCTCCTGTCTCTTCGTCAACTTCTTCAATGTATTCAGTTTCTAAACCCATTTGTTTAGCGTGTTCAAAACTAAATTTTTGTTCTGTTATGATGAAAACAGGTAGAATATTTTTTTTCTGTGCATCTACCGCAGTCTGTAAAAGTGCAGTTGTTTTTCCAGTGTCTGAATGACCTAGAAGCATATTAATCTGACCCATAGCAGGTCCTGGTAGACCAGTCGCCTTCTGAAAGGCTTCCCCTAGATCAAAGTACCTTTGTTCTTTGTACTTTTCACTAGAGGAAAACTTCTTTCTTATAGACGAAAAATCAGATGCTTTTTTCTTTAGTGGTTGTTTCGCCATATTATATATTAAAACGGTAATTCGTCATCATCACTATCTAATGAAGTTACTCCAAAATCAGTATCTTCATCTTCACTATCATATTCAGATTCAAATGACTTAGAAGTTTCAGTTCTCATCATATTGATTTCATCAGTTAAAGACGCAGTTTCTTTTTCTTCTTTGTCTTCTTCTGCAACGAACTTCTTCTGTTCCGAATCCCAAATAGGTGTTTTATTAGTAGCCACAATTTCTAAATACTCTTGAGACTTTTTAGAATAAACATCTCTGTGTGTTTCATCGTTGTTAAACCAATCATTCGCCTTTTCTTTATCCTTAGTAAGGATAGATGAATCGTCAGCCATAATAGAATTTACAACACTAAAATTTTTGTCATTTCTACCTGTAGTGATGATAATATCTCTACCTTCTCTAGGATCAGTAATATCACCTTTTAATTTAAATAAAGGAATGATTTTATCCATAATACCGTCACCAGTATATTTGTGCTTAAATCTCCAAAATTTAACTCCGTGATCTTCATTCTCTCTATCAATACCTTTAACTACATAGAATTTTCTAGGTATGAAGTCTTTCGCCAATTTCTTAGCCTTTTCTGAACCATCTTCATATAAGGCGTCTTTAGCCTCACATAGTGGACAGTGTTCACCATCGTTTAAATGGTTACAATAAATTTTATCCCAATTACCATTAACTAATTTTTCATGATAATAAACCTCCGTAAATGGAGAACTACCATCTTTTGTAGGTAAGATTCGGAATGTTTTTGTGTGGGATTTTACCCCTTTAGGTAGTTTCTCACTGAAGTACTTTTTAAGTCTGTCTTCATTAGAGAGTTTTTTACCACTTTTCGCTGGCTCAGTGTTTTTTTCGTACTGAGACAGAATTGCATCTAAAGTATTACTCATTGTATAAAAATTTTAAATTATATACAAATATACTAAAGATATTCCTAAAAGTCAATAAAAATCGGGGTTTTTAGTTATTTTCTTCGTCTTTTGTGAATTGGAAAGATTTTCTAATATCTTTTTCGTTGTAGTTATCAACATCACTCTGTTTAAGGACAAACTCTTCTTCGTCTTCGGTTGCCTCATAACCTTCTTTGTCTTTCCAGAAATCAGTTAATTTAATACTATATGGGAATGAGTCCATAGATCTCATCTCTAATCTTTCTACAGGTGTTGGATTTCTTTTTTCAATTTGTTTTTCTAACTCATCGATTTTATTAATCACATTATCCATACCAGAAACTTGATTTTCTAATTCAGATAATTTACCCAACAACTCATCCATTTTACTACTCATACCTTCTACAGAAGATTTAGTCGCTTCAGTTTTGTCTACGATATCAGTCACATCTATTTCAACAGATTCTTCACCAGTTTCTGTACTAGCCGTAGGAGTTTCAGTTGCAGTTTCATCCGCATCAACATCTTCTACTTCCGCATCATCTGCCAATGGATCAGTTTCAGGTGTTTCTCCACCTGCTTCAGGTGCAGTTTCCGCACCAGCTTCAGGTGCAGTTTCATCACCACCTAACGACATAAAAGGATCATCCCCTTCTGTATCTTCATCACCCGCAGGATCCTGCTCTGTAATGTATTGATCATCTGTAAGAAGTGTACCGTTCACATCTTTTTCATTTTCAGGTACATAAAATGTGTACTCCAATAATTGTTTATATCTTTTTAATTCCTCAGAAAGTACTTTTTTGTTCATATCACATTATTAGTTGTCTACCGTCATTAGTTTTATATATCTTATTCACTCTCTCTACAATTTCTTTTCCATCATTAATAAGACATTCTTCTCCAACACAATCTTCTTTTTTTGCGTTGTTATCATTTAAAAAATCGTTAAGTGACTTTTCTAAATTATCGTTTTTTTTAGTATCTCTATTTGTTTCCATAATACTTTTATTATATAAATATTGTGAAATTAAGAAAAATGTTTTTTTATGTCGATAATTTTTAATTCATCGTTTTTAACTATTATCTTTTTGTTTTGATAATCGTCCCAATTTATTTTAACATTTTTATAATCTAGATTACCAACTTCGTGTTCACTTATTTTTTCTATTAACTTATTTAATGCATTAATAGTATAAAAACACTCTCCCTTTT